TTACAAAAAGTTAGTGTCTGAACGTTATTAACCACAGCAGAAGCACTAATAACCTTTAACGTGTTATCTAGCTTATTGATAATCTCATCTTCTACTATGTCCGTAATCATATTAGCCATGCTGTGTGCTTTTGGATTCCTAAGTAGTCAGGATAGTCCTGTTCATTCTCTTCAATGTATTTCTGAATAGCCTTATAAGTCCTTACGCCTTGATTGTATAGCTTATAATTATCATTGTAATTATCGTTTATTAAAGAACCTCCTTCAGGCTGAAATTTAACTTTTCCTTCACTTGTTGCTGTTCCGAAATCTGTTAGATAATATATGCCTGTTAAGATATTCTTCAGCATCACTTCAATACCTAGTGACTGAACAAGCATATTATCTCCATAAATATTAGTTATGTTTACAGCAAAAGGATCGTATATGAATTGCAATTCAGCTGGTAACGATGCTAAATTGGTATATAAGTCATTACCCAAGTCAACACCTAACAGCTCATATATTATTTGCTCTTCATAAGCATCAATTAACTGCTGTATATCGTTACTATTATACTTTTGAGTAATAGCCCATTTACCAACAAAATCAGAAGGTTGTAAAATCATTTTATTTTAATTAGTTTTCGTTTTTCTAAGTTATTAGCTATACGCTTAGGAATCCTTTTAACAGTTCCTTTTTTCATTCCTGAGAAGTCCTTTATAGTTTCGATGGTAACGAGTTCTTTTTCGATAGGTTTAAACGCAATAGCCTTATGTTTTACCATAGGTTTTTCAGTTGTTTCAACCAATTCGCTAAAATCAATGTCGCCCACAGGATTACACTCTTCACCTAAATCTACTATGTTGTGATTGGTAATGTTAGATGAATATTTTACATCAATTAGCCAGTCATCACCTAGTTTTAAGGTAGTTTCTTTGTCGTATTTCTTACGTGCGTTATTGTCTAGTCCTTTATTTAAGCCTTTATCATATAGCTTATAATCTACTGCTTCAAGTGCTTTCTTAGAGTAAGTTCTGCCTACTCCGATAGTCATTTTATCAGTTGACCATATAGACCATTTGCCATCCTTTACTCTATGGAAGTAAATGGAATCATAACCTACTATTTTAGATCGTGACTTAAATAAACGCTCAATAGCTAAATCACTAGCGAAATTATCACTTCCCCAAATCATAACCTTAGAATAGTCCTTACAATGACTTAAAGCATGGTTCAATTTATCGCTCACAGGATTATCATGGTAGACCTTAATACAACCTTCTGGCAATTTGTCAAGGTCTGATTTTGTACCAACAATCATAACATCAAATCCGAGGTTCTCCCCTTGCTCAACCAATCGTGAAATACACAATTTTGCTAGCTCTATACGCTTATAAATTGGAACTATTACTACTTTCATTTCGTTACGTCTTTTACTACCAAAAGGGCGCAACCCGAAGGTATACGCCCTAATATTAGGTTTCTACTTATTAAGTAGCAGTGATGGCAGTGATTGCACTTGCAAAGTCTCCTTTTACAAGTACGTTCGTATCATTCGCAGAAACAAACTGAACCATTCTTTTTTCAAGAACAAGTGTTTGTTTGTTTTGTGTTAAATCATTCCCATCAAGTCCGATTTGCATTTGTAATCCTGTTCGGTTAAGAACGTTAATTACAGATGTCTCTCCACCTATGAAGTCTCCAGCGTCAACCGCTAAAGTCTCGACTATTCTCATTCCTGAGTAGTTAAATTCTCCTGAAGGTGTTACATAATCTTTCCAAATTGGACGACCACTTGAATCCTTAATCAAACGAATTTCTGACATTGTAGAAGGGTTAATAAATAACACTTCAGGAATACCGTTCGCTTGCTTAACTTGTAACGAAATCGCTTCAATTACATCTAACTCATTCGGAGCAGTTAACGCACCAGCTAAAGAACCACCTGTAAATGCAGTAGCATATTCATTCGCTCCTGTAAGGTTGTCACCTATTCCGTTACCGTTAAATAGTTGGTTTTCTGCAACTATGTCAAGTCTACGCTCTAAGTTACGAGTGATGAACGATACAAACTGAGGTAAATCATCTAACATCTCTAGAGTCATTTTAGCCCATACAGCCACTTTCTTAACGTCCTCTGTCTTGTTCACGTAAAGAACAGAACCTTGTGCCTTAGTGTCTCCCTCTCCGATAAATGTTGGGTTTCCTTGCTCATCTACTTCCTCAGTCCATAACGCGCGGTTACTTCCGATAGTACCAACTGATACATTGGCAAGGTATCTCATTTCACGCTTACGGATCGTTGAAACTATTCCAGTGTCTTGCGTTAATTGATACATTGGCTCAGCACTTCCGATAGTGTTAGCATTGCTAATTGTAACAGGTGCTTTAACTGTGATTGATAAAGGAGAAGCCTTTCCAGCAATAGCATCAGATTTTAATTGCTTAATAGCGTCCTCATTGTCTTTTAACGCTCCTAAAATAGCACCTGAAAGCGTTTTATGACCTTCTTCTTTAGTCGCTGGTGCTTCCTCAATAGCCTCTATTTTAGACTGCAATTTGTCTATTTCTGACTTCATAGCATCAATAGAAAGTCCTTCCTTAAACGTTGCTAATTCAGACTGCAAGTCCTCTTTAGTCGCTTTTCCTTCTACTTTACTTTCGATAGCAGAAAGATACTCTCTTTGAAGCTCTGACTGCTTTTCTACTTCGTACCCTTTGAACGCATCCAAAGTGATACTCTTTTCTTTTAAAAATTTTTCAAACATTTTTTTTAGTTTAAATTACAAAAATTACTGATTTATTTTTTTGAGTGTCACTTGACGGCTCGGATTTCGGAGTGTCGTTAAACGGCTCTGAATTATTTTGAACGGTTGGAGTCAACTCATTTGACCCCATTAATACCGCTGAATATTCTATTAGTTTTGCTTCTGTTACAGCCCAGAAATAACCTTGTTTTTCGGCTTCTTCTTTATTACCTAATTTGTCAATATAAGTATTCCAAGTTGCATACTCTTCTTTATAGTCCTCATCATTAACAGCAAGTGATAACTTTTGGTAAATCATACCTACACTATGTTGATCTATCTCATTGTTGACATAGAAATCAAACACCTTTTCATTAAGCGATTTAGCTATTTCAGATTCAGCAAGCAATACAGTTGTGCTCCCTTCTTTTTCAACTCCTAAGTCAGACCAAAGCACCTCAACTTCTTTAAGCGATTTAGTTCGACCAACTTTAGCAGTTACCATATGCTTATGATCGTGTAAATGAAAAATCTTAGTAGCACGTTCTTTAATGGTTTTAGCAAAGGTGTTACCAACGTGAACATCTCCATGGCTATCCATCCAATTGTATGTGTTGGTTACAAGTGAACGTGTTATAACGTCTTCTTTATCCTCATAGTTAGTCATTAAGGCTTTAGACGTTACATTCTCAACTGTTGGAGTTATAGCAATATCGCCAAACTTTACAGCTGACTTTTTCATCTCAACTAAATCCGTCTTATTTTTGATAAGCCAGTTAATGCGCTCTTTATTACTTTGAAACTTCGGTATCTTCATCTTTTGTAACTATTTTACCCAATTTCTTGGAGGTCTTTTTTCTTAACTTATCAATATCAACTTTGGTTTTTTTATCACTCATTGTTGTATTTTTAACAAAACTATGAAAAAAAATTGTAATTTTGTTATTAATGTAAATTTTTTATCAAATGGCTTATAATATTCTCAATGACGCATTTAACCTTTTCGGACGTTTTAATGCTTTTTCACGAAATAATAACTATTACACATTACAATCCATAGGAGATACAGCACCGAGTTGGATCAATACGACTAACTATTGGAACTTATATGGTCGCATTCCTGAGCTTCAAGCAGTAGTTAATAGACGTGCTAAAATGGTTAGTAATGGTAAACCCTATTTCTGTGATGAAGACGGTAATAAAATTTTGATGAGTGATTTACCTAGTGAACTAAACTGGCTAAAGGATTTGCTGAACAGACCTAACCCAATGCTGTCATGGTCTAAGGTTATTGAAATGGTAGAAATAAATAAGTGTGTTACTGGTAATGCTTTAATTTACTCGCCCGCTGGAACTTTTGGAAATAGAAACATAGCTGTTCCGATAGCATTCAATAACGTGAAAATACATGCAAATAAGAAAGGATATAAGCAAATCGAACGATCTGGAGTGATTGATAAAATAGACATTCCTATCGACAACAAAGGCACGTTTGAGAGTTTGAAACCCGAGCAAGTTGTTTATATGTTTGATTCGGACGGTATTAATCTAATGGACACCGTTAGCCGTGTAGACGCTTTGAAATACCCACTATCTAACATCGAAAAGGCATACGAAAAGAGAAATGTTTTGTTAAAAAATATGTTTAGTCTAGGTATTTTATCCGCAGACGTTGGAGATGGTTTGAACTCACAAGCACTCGATGAAACAGACGTAAAGGCTCAACGTGATGATATTAAGAAAAGGCACAAAGATGAGATAATTATAACCGATAAGGCTTTCAAGTGGCAACCTATGAGCTACCCAACAAAGGACTTGATGCTGTATGAAGAGAATCACGCTGACTTTGTGCGTATCATTGATGCGTTTGGACTTAATGAGTTTATGTTCGGTAACGTTCTCGCAAAAGGCACTACGTTCGCAAATGCTGAAGCTGGAGAAAAGCAAGCGTATAACTCTACTATCATTCCAGCATCTAATGATATTTATAAAGAACTTACTAATCAGTGGGGACTTGATAAAATAGGAATACACATGAAGGCATCATTCAGCCATGTTTCGGCTCTACAAATAGACGATAGGCATAAGGCGCAAGCAGATAAAATAGAAGCTGAAAAACTTTCTATCTTACTTCGTGACGGTGTTATTGATACTGATGAGTACCGTGAAATGATAGGTATTTAAAACAGTTTAGGAAATTGAACCTGATAGAATAGTGCTAATCCTGTAGTTGCATCTGGGGCGTCGTCATTTATATTCTTACCCTCTTTAGAATAGGTTTTTAAACCGTTCAAATATTGATAGTAATTACCCTCTTTTTTATCTAAAAAATAGAAGTTATTAAGAACCATTTGACTGTTCATTATGATTCTCGTTTGCTTATTGGTTTTGTTAGTGATGCCTATTAACTTAGTCTTAGTTTCTTTTCTTAGCATTTTTAAGAAAGGCGCACCCATTCCGTTCGTTTCTATCTGACAAAAACGCACCTTATTGTTGTTTAAAATAGATGCACACGTTGGAATAGTAACGTCTATATTTGCCTTTGTGTAAACCACATCAGTAATATATATTTGACTGTCTATTAAATGTCCTAATACCATACATAAATAATCCTTACCCTCATCAGCAACGTCAATATAAGCTAATGCACCTTGTGAATTATTACGCACGTGTTCAACATCTGTAAAGGTTTTTAACCCCTCAAACATACGTCCTTTGATGTCTACTGGCTGTTGCATGTATTCAGCGAGCCATATCTCTTCACGTGTCTTTTTACGCTTTAAATGGTATTCATCGGTTGTCATTACTGCTTCACATGTTGAATTACCCTCTTCATCTAATGCTGGAACAATGATTGACTTATCATAATAACCTTCTTGCATATTTTTACCGATCACATCGTCTCGAGTCCAACGAGTACCAATATCTATTTCAGCGCAACCAGTTTCTTTTCTTGAATCATGCGTTGCTTCTTTCCATGAGTGCGTTTTCTCTCGTATGGTTTCGCTCATTGCGTCCTCCATTGACTTAAATAAGTCATCTGTTATAGCTAACTTAGAAGCTCCAAAACCTATAATAGTACCACCAACACCAGCACAAAAATAACTCACTTGCTTTGCGTGGTTAGTGTTCCAACCGTCAACTGCTGACTTATCATCTGAAAGTCGAACATCTGGGAATACAGCTGTGAATTTTTCGTGCTTTAATATTTCTCTAGTGTCGTATGATAGTTTTCGGGCTAGTGTAGCGGTGCATGTATTCCGCATGACTGACTCATTCGGGTACTTGCCTAAAATCCATGCACAAAATAAAGAGGTAATATAAGACTTTCCGAAACGTGGAGGGAATGATACTGATAGTGTTTTAATTTTACCGTCTGCAATATCTTGAAATGCTTGTGCGACCTCCTTTAGATAAGGTCTTGACTTCATAAAATCAAACTCGTAATAATAGCAAAAAAGCACGAAATTATCTCGTGCTCCTGCTCTCAAAATAGGCTCTATTTCTTTATAACTTGTCAATCAACTTATCTTGTTGTTCTTTAGTTAAAGTAGTAGTTTCAAATCCTTCTCCGTTGTTCTTGTGGTTAATGGTTTGGTTTGGTTTTCCGTAGAAATATTCAAAGTACATTTTAATTGCCCATTGCTCGCCATCCTCTACTGCATCTTTTAGTTTTTCGTGTGCAGTATCGCTATACTTAGATAGTTTTTCCAAAAGTTCTTGTTCATCATTTTTTGGTTTTCTACCAGCTCCTTTACGTGCTCCACCGTTATTTTTACGACCATCCATAATTGAAAAAATATTGATTATTCAATCCTCAAATCACATTCAAAACCATTACTATAAACCCCCATTCCGTCCTTTTCGCATAGCTCTTGTGCTTCGCTTTTGTTATCCCATTGGAAGGAGTGACTTTCATCTGTCCAACCATGCACAAGGTTGTTGTATTCACATTCACAAGTGTAGTCTTTTCTGCATGAGATAAATGACAATGCTACTACTGTTACAATTAATATTTTTTTCATATAAATAAGTTTAAAATTAATATTAGTATAAATAACACTACTACTCTAATAAATGAGTTTACTATTTCATTTGTTGATCTTAGTTCTTGCTTTATGTCCATATCTGTCCAATTAATGAACGATTTCTGTTCAGCTGGAAAGAATGCAACTATAAGTCTATCCAATACAAATAGTACGTATAGAAATGCTATAATGATAGCTCCTAATAGTGCTTTAAAAAACGTTTTTAGTGTTTTCATAATTACAAATATAGTTATAAATT